AGTCGCTGTTGAGCTCGGCCGTCCCGGTGAACTCGATCATCTGCCGCCTGTCCTGCGCGATGACCGCCAGGCCGAGGTCGCCGTTGAGCCGCCGCTCCGCCTTCAGGCCGGAGTTAATCGTCAGCTGGCCGTCGATCAGGACGTCCGCGATCTCGGTCGGCGCGGCTCCGGAGATCGCCGCCCCGGTGTCCTCCATGTAGAGCGTCGCCATGCCGGAGATCATCGTCTCCGTCGTCGGCACCGTGAGCGCCGCGGTCTTCGCTTCCTCGGTCCGGTTGAAGCCCTTGAAGGTGCTCGATACCTTGACCGGCGCAGCCAGGCCGAGCGTCATCTGCATCGACTCCAGGTAACAGGTGTCGATCGTGTAGGCGATCAGGTCATCGCCGAACTCGAGCGTATAGACGCGCTGCCCCGGCGCGGACGTCCAGGGAGGGTCGTAAGTCCAGAGCCTGGTCAAGACGCCATTAGTCGGCGTGGTAATCGTCGCCGGCTCGATGATCCCCTCGAGCAGGTAGAGGATCTGCTGGTAGGTCGCGTCCGCGTTGTAGGTGACGTCGTACGGGCCTTGCGCAAGGAGCTCGCTGCCGTGGTAGGCGGCGAGGTGTGCGACCTCTAGCTCCTGCTCATGAAACTGCAGGTTCTGTGTCAACTTCAGCGTGCCGGCGTCCGGCTTGAGGATCGCGCTCGCCGCTACGCTTGAGCCGAGCGCGCCGACATTGCCCTGCTTACCTACCTGCAGATACCTAAATGCTCTGTTACCGGCCGGCATGGCTACTCCTCCTCGGACTCCTCGTCCTCGTTGTCGTCACCGGGCTCGCCGGCGCTGTCGTCGTCTGCACCCGCTTCGTCTTCGTCCGCCTTGCCCTTGCGGGTTGCCTCTCGGTAGTAGCCGCTGCCGACCAGTTCTTTGCGCAACGCGGCCGGCGTCATGCCGCGCTGACGAGCAAGGCGCTGCAGGTCCTCGTCGCTAAGATCGGACGCTGGTATGCCCGGCATCGCGGCCTCCGGCTCGCGCGAGCCGTCAGGCAGAGTGCGGAACTTGCCGCGGAACTTTAGCTCGGTACTCATACGGCAAGGCCTCCTGCCAGGTGCTTCACGATGTCGTCGACGGCGAGCCCGAACTCCTGGGCAATGCGCGGCTCGCTGCCCTCGATGGGCGGCCAGAAGAACGCCCGCGCGGACATGCGCGCGGTCCCGTACTCCACCCAGTAGTCATAAGGGCGCGGGAGCTTGCGCCCGGCCCGGATCTCGGCGGAGACGGCGCCCGTGCTGGCGCTCGCGGATAGCCGCGTCTGCGTGATGCTGGCGCGCAACGCGCCCGTCTTCGTCGGGGCACCCGCCACCACGCGGGAGCGGACCTCGTTCAGGACCTCGAGCGGCTTTGCAATGCGCTCGCGGATGTAGTGCGCCGACTGCGACAGCGCCGCTATCGACTCGTCGAAGCCTTCAGTGCTTATCTCGATTGCCTTCGCCATCAATCCAACCTCGCCAGGCGCGCCTGGATGCGGATCTGGAACGGCACGACGACGGCGCGGTTCGCCTCGTCGAGCCCCTGTTCCAGTCCCTTGCCTGCAACCTCGGCAAACAGCACGGCGCCGCCACAGGTGAAGCCCTCCGGCGAGCGCATGAACTCCTCGACGGCGGCCACCAGCTCGAAGGCGCGCCGGCGCACTGTCCGGATGACTTCCCGACCGGCGCCGGGCTGCTGCACGAACACGGCCGCCTCGATGCTGTATTCCTCCGCTCGGGTCACATTGCCCTCGACCGCTGCCCGGTCCAGGGAAAGCGGCACGCGCCCGAGATAGATGCCCTCCGGATAGGCCGCCTCCTTGACCGACGGCGGCGCCGAGAGGAGCTGCACGCCAGTGAGCGCGGGCAACGCGAGCAGCTCGTCCTCGAGGAAATCGAAGACGTCCGGGATGCTGCTCGTCTGATAGGTAGTCATCAGGCAATCGCCAGCGCCTGCGCTGTGTAGCGCCCAAGGGTCGCGTCAACCGTCGGAATGCCATAGGGATAGGCGCGTCCCGGCTGCGCCAGCCGATAGGTGCCCGTCTCGTCGCTGAACTGGAACGCCTTGTCCGTGAGGTTGCTCGGGACAAGCGTGTCCCGCAGGACCATCAGGGCGACGCGCGCGATTTCCCCGGGCACGTAGCGCATCCCGTGCTCGTAAGTGACGCGGATGTTCTGCCGGCCGGTGGTGAACACGCCGAGGGACTCGCGGTGAATCCGCCCCGTCCCGTATAGGTACAGGTCCGCGAGCGCCTCGGCGTCATAAGCCGTCCAGTCCTGGGTGCCGCTGGCACGCTCCTCGACGGAGCGCACGTCCGTCAGGATGAGGCTCGGGACGGCGATGCAGTCCTTGCCGTTGCCGTCGAGGATCTCCTGCGCGATGCGCGGCACGAACGAGACATTGCAGATGTACTCGAACTCATCGGTAATGCGGTCCCGGGCCGCCAGGATGCTGTCGGCGGGGTAGGCCGTCTCCGAGGCCATCGCCGCGGCGTCGTAAGCGCGCGCCTGGGCCAGCGTGAACAGCTCGCCGCCGACGATTTCCGCGTAGGTTGTGACCGACTGGACCGCGCCCTCGAAGCTCCCGGACCAGACGCAAGTCAGCAGATCCAGAGTGGCCGTCTGCGCCGGCGTCAGCGTGTAGCCGTAGATGCCTGTCGAGATGGGTGTAGCGGCCTGGGCATTGACCAGGACGGTGCCGTCGAGCCGGGTTGCGGTCAGGGTCACGCCGCCGGCGGCGTTGGTCAGGACGCCGTCCATGTAGAACGAGACGCGCAAGAGTCCCTGCGTGCCCCGGAGGATATGCGGCGCGTCGTGACGCTCAAGCATTCGGCTCCCTACTTGGGCTCCTCGGCGGAATCGTTCACCTCCGGTCCTTCCTCTTCGTCGTCGGATGGCTCATCCGCGACTGGCTCGTCGTCGTCCGGCTCCCCCCCCTGGACCGGCTCTTCCGGCTGCTCCGTCGGTTCGCGTTCGCTCACTTGTTCTCCACGCCTTTCAAGGCCTTGTTCTCGCCGCGCGCCTGCTTGCTGCCAGCTGGCTCCGCAACGGGTTCCTCAGCGCTCTCGCTGCCTTCCTCCGGCTGCTCACCGCGGAGGTTGTATTTGCGGACGATGTCCTCCGACAGTTCTTTGCCGGCCCGGTTGGCGATGACGATCGCCGCGTCCGGGTCGCCCTCCTCCACCACGCGCCCGTCCTTCGTCGCGTAGAGCGGACGGTCACTCTTGTAGGTCATGTCAGAACTCCTTGATGACTCGAATCGGCTGGGCCTGCGCGAGCCAGGTACGGCAGCTGAGGTTAGGAGCGCCACAGATCACGCACCTGACTACGCCGTTCTCGTCTACCTCCACTGCCACAGCTAGAAGCTGGTCGGGACGACGACGTATTCCACGACCACGTTGAGCGTGTTCGCGGCGTTGCCGCCCGTGAACTCCGAGCCGCCGCTGTTCTTGATCTGGACCGCCTCGTTGGCGACCGGAGTATTGAGCGCGACCGCAACCCGCTGCTGGCGGATCTGATCGGTCGTCTGGTCGAGCAGGCCGACCGTCTCGATGGTCAGGATGTCCGAGCCGCCGCTGTACTCCACCACCAGGTCATTCGTCCCGACGGTGTAGCCGGTAGTCGTGACATCGAAAGCGAGATAGACGCCCTGGACGATGATCGCGTTGCCGGCTCCCGGAGCCGCGATGAGCGTTACCGGCGTCGCCCGCAACGCGAGTAGCTGCGCGTTTGTAAGCGCGGTCCGCGCCTCGCGGATCCGGCTGGCGCCGGAACCCTGGATGATCGGGTTGTTGACCTCAATTACTGCCATTGCTTGCCCCTTTCAGAACGGGGCGGGAGATGCTTCCCGCCCCTGGGCCCCGGCTTCCTGGGGGCACTAGATGCCGGTGACCGTGCAGAACGACGCAGGTCGATAGACGGCCAGCGCCAGCCGCTCCTCGGCCAAGATCGCGACCTTGTTTTCCACGAAGTAGGTGCTGTGCTCGGTCGAGATGGTGATCGTGATTCCCTCGCGCCGGAAGATCTGCGCGTCCGGGCGGAAAGCGCCCACCAGGGCCGTGTTCTCGGTCATCGCCGAGGTCACCCGGACCTCAAGGCCCCAGATCCTGTCCAGGCCCTCAGTGGCCGGTGAGCCCCAGATGTAGATACCGTCCGTGGTCGTCAGGAGCCGGATCGCCTGCCAGTCGTTCGGGTGCATCACGACAGCGGTCGGCTCGGCGAAGCCGGTGTTCCGGATCTTGGTCATCGCCTTGTAGATCGCATCCGGGACGCTATCCGCGCCCTTCGCCTGCGTCTGGATGCCGGAGCGGTCCAGGATGCCGGAGATGTTCGGCGCCGTGCCGTCGCCCACCAGCAGCTGCTGCTCCTCGCGCCGGCGGACCATGAACACGAGCCGCTCGCGGATGTAGGACTCGATACCGCTCACGTCCGCGAGGAGCTCGGAAGTCGCCGGTATCCAGGTGGCGATCTTGCGGACGTTCTCCGTCCGCTCGGTGAAGCCGAGCGCCGATTCCGGCTTGCTCCCTCCTTCAGCCACCTCCGCGGCGTTGTTCGTGAAGGTCGTCTCTTCCATGTAGGAGATAGCGTTGTTGTCGGTCGTCCCCTGGAGCATCAAGTCGGCGACCGTCCGCTCTTCCTGCGCGCTCCGGATGATGCCGGGCAACCGCGTGGCCGGGTTGTTGATGTCCGTCAGCGTGAGCAGGGTCTTCAGCGAGGCGTGCGGTATTTCGAGCCGCGCCGTCCCGCCGCCAGCCTTGCGGAAGGCCTGATACTCAGCGCTCTCGTCGAGAAACTGGCGGACCGTCTTTGTTCTGCCGGAGCCGTCGTTCCCAGCGTCCCGGCTATCACCGAAGATGGCCGGCCGGCGGCCGTTCGTCGCACTCTTGGAGTCGAGCGCGCGGTCCAGGTTCTGCCAGGTCTCATGTCGCTCCCTGGCCTGCTCGGCGTCCTGCTCGAGCTTCTGCGCTGATTTGTAGAGGTTCTCGATCTCCGTGACCTTGTCCGGGTGCTCGTCCGGGTCGAGTCCCTCCTCCTTGAACTTCGCCTTGAGCTCCGCCGCCTTCACGTAGGCTTCCTGGGCCTGAGCCCGCAGCTCCTCGTGCTTCTCTGCCGTCGCAGTCGCCATGTCCTTAGACCTCCTATGAGGTGGCGCGGGCCGCGCCCTGAATCTGGGGGAAACGAAGATCCCAGCCGAGCTCCGCCCACCGCTTGCGGCCGGGCGATAGTTCGCGTTGAGACGAGGAGGGAGCCGCGCAGCGCGGACACGCTGCCGACTTGAGCATCAGGGTCCGGGTATTGACGCCGGCGCCGGCCAGCACGGGCGAAACCTCGAAGACGTCAGCCTTCTTGATAAAGAAGGCGTCCCGCTCTTCCTGCTTGCCCCATTCGCCCTCGAGAACCTGGAAACCCCAGGACCACTCGACGAGGTCGCCGGCTGCCTTGACCTTCTCGTAGGCGTCGCGCCCGTCGCCGGTCTCCAGGTAGAAGCGCCCTTCGAACAGGGCCTCGTTCCCGACCGGGGCAATCTTGCCTTCACCTATCCAGCCCTTGAGGCCCCAATCATGGGCGGCACTCATGATGACGCGCTTGCTGGGGATGGCCTCGGGAAGGACTACGTCACCGTCACGATCGATCGTGTTGAAGGTGGCGAAGACGGAAGTGACGCGGCCTTCGGAATCGTCGCCGCCGACCGTGAACATGCCGAGCTTGGTCCGGAGGCCGGTCCGCTCCTGGTGTTTGCAGGTGGAGCCAGTGCTCTTCCCAGCGCAGTGGTCCTCCGTGCGGTGCATCAGCTCCGCGCAGAAAGCGTCGGGGTTGTCCTTATCGGCGTGCGCCCTCAGACAAGCCGCGAAATCGTGGTACTGGCATTCGTCGCCGAAAGGCAAAGCCAAGCTCGCTCTGGAACTCGGTCCGCTCTCGGCGGGAAGGAGAAGTGTTCGGCTCTAGGGCCGGAGAGGATCAGCGACTGCTGGTGTAAATACTAGCTCGCTTACACCACTTGCATAATAGCCGCAAAACACCGCCGGAAAAGGCGCCTTCTCCGACCGGCTTGCCGCAATTCTGGCACTTGATAACCGGCAACCGTGGAAGGTCAACCGCGGCCATTGCCGTTCCTCGCAGGCGCCGGCGGCGCCATCAGCTCGGCCATCACCTCGGCGTCGTCGCCGATCGGGTACTCGTTGAGTGGCACGAAGATGGAGTCGGCGCGCGGATCCTCGATAGGCGCCAGGTTCATGCGCGCCCGCTTCTCGTTCGGCGTCATGTAGGTCGCCATCCGCAACGCTGTCTGCTCCTTCAGGGAGTCACCCTTCAGGACCTCCTTGAAGTCGAACTCGAGGAACTGGCCGGCAAACGCCGGCTCGCCGTTGAGCAGCTGCACCTGCAGGGTCTCCTCGACCATCGTGCAGGGCGGACCCATCGTGTCCATGTAAAGCATCAGGTGCTGCTCGTCGATGTTTGAGAACGTCGCGTGATCGAGGACACCGACGATCGGCGGCGGTATGTCGTAGGCGGCGAGCACTTCCTCGCGCGCCAGCTTGCGGAACTCGATGACGCGGGCCTCCTCAAAGGTGTGGGAGAACGACTCCCACTTCAGCCCGCCGTGCAGGAGCATGATGCGGAAGGCCTTGTCGACGCCACCGTAGGCCTGCTCCAGGTCCTCACGCAGCCGGTCGTAAGCTGCCTTGTGTCCCGGCTTGGTGAGGTCGTACTGCGCCTCGGAGGTCATCGCTCCCGTCGGGCGCGCGCCGTTCTCGAAACTGGCGGCGACCAGGCGCTGTGAGGCGTCCTCGGCGACCAGCGTGCGGCGCAAGGGCTCCAGCGGAGAGAGCCCGAGAATGTCGCCACGGCTGCCGGGCGCCCACCATTTCCAGTGCACGACCTCTTCCGGCCGGAACGGAAAGTCCTTGCCGTCGGGCCCGTGCCAGACGTACCAGTCGATGGGATTGGTAATCCCTCTTACAATCTCCCAGTTCGGCCAGGCAACGGGCCACAGCTCCTCCGGTGGACGTGCCGGAGAAGCACGCACCTTGACCGCGATCGCGTTCCCGTACAGGCAGAGGTTGCCGATTACCGCTTCCTTGAAGGCGAACGGCGAGCCGCCGGGGTACGGCTGCAGCATCAGGTCGAGGAGCGCCCCGGACGTCGAGCGTTCGCGCTCGAGCCCGTCGCGCCGGTAGACCTTTAACGGGAGCCGGGCGATGCCACGCGCGAGCTTGTTGACGCAGACGTAGACCCATATCTGCGTCTGGTAGAGCGTCGCGTAGGAGCTGGAAACGCTGCCCGTCAGGCGGACCGAGCCGCCGCCCTGGAGTAGATAGGACTCGTAATCGCGCGCCGGAAGCGGGTAGGATTTCAGGCCGCGGACGATCGCCTTCGTAAGTCCCAACTTACTCCGCCTCCCCGATGAGATAGGCGCCCATGCCGCCGACGATGAGCGCGGCCGGCCAGTAGATGAAAGCGACGCCGGCAACGACTGCTGCAACGCCGGCGACCTGGACGGCTATCAGCGGCCCCCTGCTACCGCTCAGTTTCCTCAGCCGTTCCACGCCGCAAGTTTAGCACTATGACAGTAGGTGTCAGGAGAGAGGGAGAATGCCCGGCAATGAGAGCTCGCCCTCAGTCAGCTCACCGGCGGCCAGCGCGTCCAGCCGCGCTCGCCAGCTCAGCATCCCGGCCATTGCCGCGTCAATCTTGTTTGGGCTGCCGGGACGGTCCTTCTGAATCAGCCACAGTGGAGAACCGTCGTCATCCCGGTACGGCTGCACGTTTCGCTGCGCGTTTCCAATGTGCCGGGCGAAAGCCACATCACCGTTGTGAGTGACCTCGCCGGCATCGATAGCGTTGGCGTAGGCCTTGAGCGCTGTTGCCGTCTTGCGATAGAGCGTCGTCGGCCAGGCCGTGACACGCTTCGCCCCGAACTCGCCAGCCCAATCAGCGATCCAGGAGTCCCACTTCGACGGGTCGGCATACATACGCGCAACCTCGAACTCGTCGAAAGCCGCGTGGACCTTCGCGTCGACGCCCTCCTTGTCAACGGTCCATTCGGCACGCCCAGGCGGCTTCTCCCAAATGCCAATCGGCCACTGGAACCCGCTGGCGAGCTCGGTCGCTATTAATGCCGTGGCGTCATCGCTTATCGAGCCGTCGAAGCCGAGCGTGATCCGGGCGCCTTCCTCGACGCGATAGTCCCGGGCCGCGGCTTGCCATGCTGTCGCGTTGAAGGCCTGCGCAGCCGTGGCCACGGGGCGATTGAGATACACGCGCTCCAGGTACTCTCGATCCGCGCCCGGGTCCTGCCACTGGTCACAGATCCCCTCGATATCCCGCCAGGGCGCCGTCGGCCCGGCCGCCTCAGTGACGGCAGCCCGTAGCTGCGCGGCGTCGTTCAGGTCGTAACCATCACTCGCCTGCCGGTGGAAGTAGAACAAGCGCGGGTCGCTGATCTTCCCCTCGTTGACTTCCTTTGCGTAGGCGGCCGTCCGCTCGGCGACCGAATCCTCACCGGGCACGTAGATAGTGCTGGTTTCCAGCGCCCACGGGTCAGCCAGTAGGCGCTTGGGCAGGTTCGCCAGCATCGTGACGTGGGCGCGCTGCAGCCGTGGCAGCGACCAGTGCCAGGTTTCGTCGAAGTGCTCGAATGTGGTCAGCGCGCCGTCACGGGCGCTTGGAGCCCCGGCCAGCGCTACCGCCTTGCCGTCTCCACTCCGCCGCATGATGCGCTCGAGGCCGATGTCAAAGTCGTTGGCGATCGGTGACAGTTCGAGGATCGTCTTCAGGGCTGAATACGCGAGGTCGTCAGCCTGCTCCTCCGTATATGCACAGAGCGGCACGTACGGTCCCTGGACGGCGCGACCTACCGGCTTCCCGTGGCCGTCAAAGTAGTCAAACCTGACCGGCCCTTCGTAGTGCAGCTCCGCGGCCGCAATCCAGGCAGCGAGCTCCGTCTTCGCAGAGCCTTTGGCGAGCGAAATCGCGCAGCGACGAAAGCGACGCCGACCTTCTATCAGCTTGCCGTTCGCGTCCTTCGCGCCCCTGGGCTGGATTTCATAGAAGCGCCAAATGAGCGCCCGCTTTTCGTCGTCGAGCCGGGCAGGCATCCCGCGAAGGTCGCCCGGGCCAAAGACGAGATTACGCTCCATCCAGTCACAGACCGCACCGCCGAGGCTCGGGTAACCCTCGTCAACTTCGGGGATGGAAAGGATGGTCACTGGACGGCGCGCAATACCCCCCGAGGATCAATCCGCTCAGCCTCTCGCTGTGATCTGGCAGACGAAACACTCCGCGGCGGCTCGTCAATCTTCCAATCCAGTCGCCGCCTGTCCAGCGGCGTCAGCCCGAAGCGCTGCTCCATCCGTGCGATAGTCTCCTCGAGCTTCACGTCTCCGGGACACCAATGCGCCAGGTCTACCAGGTGCGCCAGCCTTAGCAATGCATGCCGGTCAACCTGCAGGAACTGCGGCGCCATCGGACTTCGCCATACGTCACGCCACCAAGCCCGCGTCGCCGGGTGCCACTCCTTCACCTTCGCCAGCGGGGGCACTCTCAGTCCACTCCCCGCAGCGGGTAGGTCTGCCCTGGTGGACACGCGATTGGTTCGCTGCCTCACGGTAGGGTCTTTAGGTGCAGGACCTCTAACGCCCATCACTCGAAACCCGTAGGCGCAAAAATCTGGTTGGCAGCGCCTCCAGGGCACTCACGGTT